CTTATGGTTACCGTATTACTTAAAAATTTGCGACTTGTGTTTAAAAACCAGACTCTTTCGAGCCTGTAAAACTAACACCTTACATTTGAATAAATTCATCTGTAAGTTATCACATAACTTAAAAGAATACGGTAAACTTTAAAAACCTCCATTGAGGAAAGGAGCCGGCCGCACCGGATCTAAATCAATCTCGCAAGAAAGAATCCTTTTTTACCAATTTTGCTCAAAAATCTATCATTGCAAAATGGCTTATATATTTGTATACATTCAAAAGCACCTAAGTGCCCGCTGGTACGGTATACGCGTACAAGCTAGGGGTGTTGTTAAAATAGAAAAAATTATAATCTGGTCCTAACGCAGCCCAAACACTCATTTTAGGTGTAAAAGCCGATTGTTGTTGCACTACTGCTTGCAACTGGATATTATCTAGATCAGTCCCATCATTACCTGATCCTAAGGAAGCATTAGCTGGATTTACCAATTGGAAATTATATTGGGAATAGTAAGGAAAATTCATTGCTATTCCCGGCTGATTTCTTTGGTCAGTTAATGCCACGCCATTATTAAAATCATTGTAACTTTGACTATATACTTGAGTTAAAACATTACCACTAGTTGATGTGGTTGTTACCGCTGTTGTCAATGATGCGTTTGTAACAGTACCATCGTATCTTTTTAATGTTAAATTGGTAATTTCACGAGCTGGTACGTTTTCACAATTAAATGACCAATTTATTGATCCTCTTTGACCAACAAATAATAACGAAGCTAGTTGTTGCACATTCATTTTATTATAATTATATGGTGCTGTGCCAACCACTAATGTTTTTTGTGCTGTCCAAAATGCATTAGGATCATATCCTGAATATTTTAAACGTCGAGACATTGTAGTATTTTGAATAGTTAATTGATCTCCAGCGGCTACAGTTGCTGCTTGTTTAGAAAATTGATGAGTTAACCTATGAATCAAAGGTCGCAATGACAATATTCTTTCACCATAATGTATGTGATTCCTATTAGGATCACCATCTGTGACAGAATTGCCTGCTATTACCTTTTTTGGTTCCAATGGATAGATCAATTCGGCACTCTGCAACGCGTAAGGAGATAAAGCAGTTGTTCCAGTAGTCAATAATGTAGGATAAGCATATTCTATATTCTCAGCTGCACGAGCAAACACCATTACATAAATACCTGCAGTAGCTATAGGTCCAGATAATGGATTTACAACACGCATAGTGATTAGTCCATTTGCCACACCTGGTGCAGGAGCTAATGCACTACCTGTAAAATTCCAATTTCCAGTAGCCATTGCAGTTCTTAAATATGTTGTCGCTTGCATATAAGGAACTCGAACTTCAACATCTTGTTCTGCTCCAATATCAATTACTTCATTGAAAATAGTAGTATAATCAGGCACACTAGTTGATATATCCGCTGTTGGATCATAGGAGATACGAACTCGACCTTTATGAAATCTTGTACATATAAATTTAAATCGAAATATTATGTCCCCTCTCCAATGCTTAAACATTTCACATAAATACCCCATAGGAGTGTATTGTCGTGGATTAGTCGCATTCAATTGATACATTAAAGCTGGTGTCACTCGAGACACTAGAGTTAAAGCATCAACTGCATCCGAAGTTGAAAGTATGGCATTTCCTAACCAACACTCTCTTCCAGCTATATATGAAAGATCTAATTCATCAGTACCATCCAAACCTACAGTTCGTGGATCTATTGTCACCTCATTTTTGGGATCCACAGATGATCTCTCTATAGGTACTGAAATATCACATGAACTATTTTGAGGATATGGATTTGGTTTAAACATATCTACTGTTTTATTATTTGGGACATTTGTGAATCCACAAACTGATGCAAATTGAGAAAATTTAGAAGCGACAGCACTAGTGGCTTTCATATAAGGTCCAATTAAAGGAATACGTTGTAGTGCAGATGCAGCAGTTGCCACACTTGATGCCACCTGAGATGGTTTATAATCAAATTCATCAGACTGAACAGCAGCACTTAGAGTTGGTGCATGCAATTTAATATCTTCAGCCCAAGCATAAACATTAATTACTATAGATGTCCCAGTAATACCATTAGCAGAATTTAATTGGGCATACAAACAAGGTGTTATAGTACCCATAGATCTAAGTGCAGCAGCACTAGTTAGATCTAACCAATTTTTATGATAAAAGAATGGTAAGGTTAATTCACCACCTTGACATGTTTGTGGAAAAATCCAACATTTGGCTCGCTGAGAATATGCCATTAATTCAGAACCTGTAGAGTCAGCTATTATGGAATTCCCATTAATGTCTTGCAATGGACAATAAGTAAATGCCATAGCACCTGAATAAAAAGGAGATGCATTAACAACAAATTTAAGTTTAAGAGTACAACTAATAAAACTATAATTCTGAATTTTATTCTTTATTGGTGTACTATTAAAAAACAAATGCCAAGGATACCAAGCAGTAGTGGTAGTGAAATTATCAGTTTGTGCCCAAGTATGTGTTTTAATTAAAACTGGACGACTTAAATATTTTGCCAATTCTATCTCAGGTTGTTGATCCACTAAATTTGATCTAACCGGATTTTCTATACCCCAACTAGATCCAGGTGTTTCATCCAAAAATTCAACAACTGTTGTTGAGGTACTTTCCCCAACTTCTGTACCATCTAAAATGGTCTCCACTGTTTCTGATTGCAAATTACATACAACTTTGCAACTTTTACACTCCTGTATGGGAGGTGAATCTACGCGATTCACACACGACTCCAGTTCTAGTACCGAAGCGCAACTTTGACAGAGCCCACGCCCTGACGACATATAATAAACGCAAACAAATTATAAAAGGTAGGTGGGAGTTAGCCAACCTACCAGTATGCTTTTTAAAGGGAAGCACTTAACCCTATACCCACACTAAACAATGTTACAAACAAATACACATAACATATACACAAATAACAAATACTTCCAATATTGTGGGATAAAGGAAGGTGCTTTTAAAGAGATGCAACTAACTCTCTTCTCCTTACGTCCGTAAAGAGGAATAATGTTGGTATTCCTGAACAAGTTGATCCCAAGTTGGAAATTCTCGTTCATAATACACTCGCAAATCTAATTCATCTACAAATGATAACATCAGATTTCTTCTCATTTCAAAAACTTTTCGACCATACCAAAAATACTCACGAACTGCAGTATTCATAACTTCAATAGCATGCAATTCCATGCTAATTGTTTTAGATTCAACACACATTGTCATCATTTTATCTATAGATGCATGTTCAATTGGACAAACATACTTACCTAACTCAGGTTCAAATCTCCACGATCTTCTTAAAAAAGTTGCATCATCTATATCAATATAAGGTTTAGATTCTGCTTCTTTATCTGCCATAGTAAATCCGATATCTATACTCTTAAGAACTTCCTGCATCGTAGTATGATTAAACCAAGGACATTTATCGCTCACTCCCATTATCAAATCATCACCATATGTCATACAATGAACATTTTCTTTAAAATCATCAACTCTATGTTCTGGATGCAATATAAAATAACAATATCTAACATACAAACAATTTGCTAATCCATTTATAATAACAGTGAGAGGATGACCAGATGGATTAGTTCCATAAAATCTCATGAAATCTCCACGCAAATCCACATTGGGAAAGGCAGTATCTTCAGCAATACCAAAAACTACTCTTATTTCACGTTCTGTCCATTTTGCAGCTTTCAAAATTGCTATAATGATATCAAAAGCAGCTAATATAATAGATGCAGGCATACGTTTATCAAATTTTTCATAATCTCCCGCAATAATTTTCTTTACTCCAAAGAAAATAAGATACTTATATATTTGGTCCCACTCATCAGATTGAGCTATTGTTCCAGGTCCTGACTCAAATAAAAATCTATTCTTTTGTATCAACCTTATAATACTTAATAGATATTTTCTGACTACAATAGTCCAAGGCATTGGCGCTCCACAAAATACTCTAGTTTTACCACTTTCTTGTTTCTTCTTTGATACGGGTTCGTCTTTTAAACTACCTGTAAATACTGGAGCGTATATTTCTCCTGCCTCATATTTACGAATAATTTCATCCACTTCTTGCATTATTTCTTTAGTGGCTTTAACAGGATGTTGCATATCATCAATAGCATCTATAGCATCAAGAAAATATTTTTTACTTTTCCTAAATGGAAATCCAGCACTTGTATTTCTATTTAATTTATCTACATATGCAAGACCAGGTTTACCATTTATTGCTGTCAAATTATCGTATACTTTTACTTCATCTAAATCAGCTTGAGATAACCCTGTCAAGATGTCTTTAATAAACGCATCTTTACAAATCTCAACAATTGTTAAATTTATATGCGTAACTGGTCTAGTCATTTCTTTTAAAGCATGATGCCATGGTACCCATGAATTCATAACTGGAGGACCTGTTTCTTTGATATAACCATTTCTAATCGCCAATTCACTCATTAATGTTGGTTTTACGCGAGATTTCATTTTACCTCTAAAACCAGCAAATGAACCATAAACTTGAGCACTACCTTCCTCAATATATCTAACTGGTGATTTTTTATCTAATGCTATTAATTCTTGTTTATATTCACCTACTTGAAATACAGGATTATTATTAACCATACCTATATCAAAATCCATCAAAAACTCATTAGTTAATGATAATGCATAAGATGTTCCAATATTTGTACCTACAGCATGCATACCGAGAATTACAGGTCCCATCGTAGATTTAACAATTAATAGAGAACCACAATCTCCATATTCTGTGGGTTTTCTAGGTTTTCCATGCCACATTTCACTAGCTATATCCTCAGATATAACATCTGGCTCTTTATGTACATGAAACTCTTTATATGGCGCTATAACTTGATTCTTATAAAAGGAACCATCGGAATTTCTAGCAAAATATAAACCATCAAATCGACCTTTAAATGATTCTTTAGCAAATAAATGTCTAATATCTCTCTTAGGTGGTAATGGTAAACTTATTAACATTATATCTAAATAAGGAATTCGTTGATATTGTAATTGAGTTATTAAAAACTTACAGTTAGTTGTTATTCCATCTTTACTATTATGAGAAATAATTTCCAATTCAAACTCTGGAAATGGTATTGCATGATTATTTAACACATACACTCTACCTCCAATACAGGTAGCTCTAGTGCGTTTTTCCATCACCAAATTGTCTACAGTTCTAACTCTAGCCCTTAAATACACACAATTATTTTCTATAATTTTAATCAAATCATCTATACTCCAATTAGCTTTGGATAAAGTAGAAGGAGTCACATCAAAGTTAGTGCATTCATAATTATCTTTGTACCAAACATTTTCCTTCTTATCTCCAACTGATTTTGGGGACTCGCCACGTTCTTCACTAATTCCTTGAACTGATGATACAACATGTGGATTTCCATTCAACCACGTAATACTTCCTTCTTTTGATTCATATATAAAAGGGTGATTTTCTATGTGTTCCTCTTGTTTTTGAATAGCTTCCATTTTATCTGTGTATCCTTGTTTAAAATCTGAAAGAAAACTATAGGCTTTATACATAGTTACTGCAGTTGCTATTGCAGCACAACATATAACAGCTTGCTTATTTCTACAAATAGAAATATATGCTCTATATCCCATTAATTTAAAAGCTATTTGTCTACACTCGGGAATATGCATAATACGACATAGAATTAAATAAAAATACCATCGTCCAAAGAAAAAAGCCATCAAACATTGCATTTTTGGACCATAATTTATTAGCCACAATAAAAAAGCATACCACCAAACTAACAATCTTGTCATAATACTCATATTTTTAATTTCTTTCATGATACCATTCATCATATATGAATATCCTGGATCTTGATCATCCATGTCAATATTATCATTTAAATTGTGTCTCCGAGACATTTCTTGAATCCACGGTCCTTGATATATAATAATCTCATCAGATTGTAGGGTATCATAGTGTTCAGCACATGATTTCAGAGGTATTCCACAATCACATAGTAAACAATTAGACATATTCTCATCACAGGACATGGATTTAATTTGAGTACCTTCAGCTTCCTTTGCTACTTCATTAAACCATTTTAAAAATTGCACAACAGTATCAAATATGTGTATGGTTTTAAGTTCTCCAGATTGACCCATATGCGTATTATTCCTACCCAAAGGGACAACTTTTTTAACTATAATTTTCCAAAAATCAGGGTATTCTCCTTCATTAACTTTTGGCAATGTGGAAGTATCTAACATACAACCATCTTTCGTATATTCCTTCTTTGGCATAATATTCACAACATATGGTAATCTACGTTGCACTGCTAAAGGACAAGAAAAATATTGTTCGGCATTCATGTGTTCTGTATTCGTAGTAGCCACAACAAATCTCGATCGCAAAGGAGTTCTACCTTTATCCGCCAAATCAGCTTGAGTAGGAACATATGGAACATTATTGACAACTTGCAACATTTCCATTAAGGAAGGGTCACAACCAGTAGATTTATTAGGATGCAAAAAAGCTATATCATCTAACTGTACACACCATTGACTAGAATTAAAATTTGTCCAATATTGATCAAATGGATTTCTAACATATCTATATTCAGGATCTATGGGTAATTTAAACAATCGACCAAAATGATAATATAACATTTTAGTAAATGTACTTTTACCAACACTAGAACCACCAGCCACTAATAAAGCAAATGGAGCTTTTCTATCCTGTTGAGCCAATCTTTTAGTCAAACATTCTCCTCGAATCAATTTTAACTCATTCAACATATATTTACAAATCTTTGCTCCAGAGTTATAAAAATCAGGATCTTTATCATTACGAGGATTTTGATACTTGGAAATACCTTCACCTTTCTCAATACAATTATCTAACCGAGATAAAAAATCAAATATAGTAAAACCGTGTGGCTCTGGATTAGACAAAAATTTACTTTGCAATTTTAATTCTTCGCAGTCCTTCAACCACTTTTCATATGAGGTTTCATGATGAAATATTGGAGATAATGATCCGGTAACCATACATTGGTACCCTGTTTCACACATAAATAATGCAGTATCTAATATACAATAAACAAAATCAGGACCCATAAAATATTCTTTTTTAATGGCTGCTTTCTCAATTTTGACAAATCTACTAATATTGAATTTTACTCCCAATTTATCAAAAAGAGAAGTTCCAATACAATACATAAGAAATTTATACAATTTTTTAAAAACTGGTAATACCTTAACTTTATTATAATTTTCTAATATATCTCTCAAATTTGTAAATACCGTTGATTCTTCTGATTGAAGAACAACTCCCATAAGTTTATCCCATTGTTCTACTAATAATTGAGAGAATGGCTTTGTGGATCTTAATTTGGTAAATGTTACTATTGATAAAACATAATCAGCTTTTGTTACTGATCTATGTAGATCTCGAACTAAAATCAATATATCCTCAATTAGCTTCAATATATAAGCATTATCTCCTGATAATAATTGAGTGCATGAGGTTGGTAAAGTAAAGCTACTATAACTTTGTAAAGTAGCTCGAATTTGAGTTGTGTCATAATCTAAAGCATTCTCTAGATTACAATGAATGGATCCAAGGGATATGGATCCATGTACTTTATGATATTTAAATATAGAATCATAAAGTGATAAATCTACTATTGCAGATTTATTTAATAAATTAAAAGTTTTGGTTTGTTTTTCTTTAATTGAAGACATAAGTTTTAATACAACCAATTACTAATCTATAATCGTTCCCTATTGGCGTAAGGAATTATTATCTTTACATGACTCTTGCCGCTTTGCAGGAGTGTGTCAAATGAATTATTATCTAATAAAAATCATACTTCTCAGAGGTACGTATATAATTTCATCGCTTGTTCTACTTTCATCAAGTGTAGAGTGCGATTTAAAACCTACTACGAGAGAATTTAAGTTTAAAATTCTTCTATAGGCTTATATAAGGTACATGTAAGTAATCATCATCATAGACTTTTACAACAATAATTTAATTAGCACCGACTAAATGGTCGGACATATACATTTTCTAATAACATTTATCTGAAACAGGACAGTAGTCTCAGTATTATTTTCCTAAGTATTAATAAAAGGAATGTTTTTATCATAAGGTTTTCTCCTTGAAATATAAGGTATTTTTATAGTGGTTTGTTTCCACATATATGGTTTTACATAAGTTTTCCATCTTGAATAATTTTATTTTTATAGTGGTTTATTTCCACATATATGATTTACATTTAGAGGTTTTCTCCTCGAGTACTTCGTGTTTTACATCACATGAGTACAGATTTTTAATATTTATCCAGCTAAAATTCCATCTTTAGAACGTTAAAAAGCTGTGGTAGTTAATTACAATGTTGCTACCCAACATATAGACGGGGCGTTTTGATCTCGGAGTATACTCTCCGTATGAAATAATGTGTCGTACTATCTAGTTACTCTTGTACTTAATAGTGAATCCGGTACGACCCTAAAGGACTCTAGGTCCCAGATTAGGTGTTAACAAGTCTCAAGACTGATTGCCATTGCTTGAGTTATTTGTTCCGTATCGTCACATACTAAACCGGTCAACTGACCATAAG